TCTTCGCGCTCAGTGAAACTTGCGAAAAAGTAAGGTCTGATTCTGAGATTGCACTTGATTCGCTTGGGTACGAAATCGATGCCTGTGCAGTCACTTTCGGGACTGACCAGTTATCGCTGCTCATTACGATTCGCTGACAGTATTGGCGAGCGATTCCTGCATCTTCAACGAGGTTAATAAGTTGATTTGACAAAACGGAAGGTACGGCAAAACCGCCCTTGTTGTCAGTTCCGCCGGACTGAGCCGCCATGAAATCTTTTGCCTTGTGGTCGCCGCCGAGGGCTGCAAGGTACATGCCTGCTGTGTAAGCATCTTCGCTTGAAGCAAAGACCTTGGACTTCTGAGATTTTGCGGTTGCTGGGATCACTTCTTTTACTTCCTCTAGTTTAGGTTGTTGAGCCTCGAAAACGGGTGGCTGGACTGCTGCTTTCGCTTCAGCCTCTCGCGATGCGAGGATCTCAGCCTTGATCTTATCTAGTTCTACAGCTTGATCGAACTCCTTCTCAAGAACGTCAGCTTTCGCTTTTAATTCTTTTAATTCTTCGACGGTCGCTGATTCGGATTGAGCCAAGGCTTCAAGTTCAAGCGAAATCTCGCTCAACTCAGCCTTGATATCGTTTTGATTTCGCCTGACTGACATGGTTTTCCTTTTGGGTTTGGGAGAGCAAGGCTCTACAGTTACGGTAGTTGTATCTCACCTTAAATTTTCTGTCAAACTTTGGTACGCAATCTGATCCTACGTGCAGTCTCGCTTGCTAGGATCTGAATGTTAGGGGCGTAGGCAACAGCCTTTGCATCCTCGTCCTTGTACTTCTTTTTCATGTCGATGATCTCATCGACTAGACCGGCTTCTAGTGCTGATTCAGCATCATACCACGTCTCTTTGTCCATCTTGTTGAGCCAGTCCTCGACACTGCCTCCTGCTTTCATGGCATAGGTTTCTGCGATATCCATATCCATCATTTCCATAATCTCAGCCATGCTGCGGAAATCGCTACAGTTGCCCATCGCAACCGTCCAAGCACGATGGATCATGTATTTGCCGTTGCTATTGATAACCACCTTATCCGCAGCACAAGCAACGACCGTAGCAATCGATGCACACAAGGTATCAATATGAACAGTAGTTACGCCTGCATAGTTGACGATTGCATTGTAGATGGCAAGTCCATCGGTCACGCTCCCTCCGGGTGAATCAAGGTGGATGGTGACATCCCCTTCGTGCTGGTTGAGTGCTTCGATGAAATCATCGGCTGATATATGATTATCAAAATCTCCGATACCACCACGCATGGTGATGGTCTTTTCCTCTGGTGAATTTTCAAACTTCATTTTTAACTCCGTTTACTAATCTAGTTAATTATTCTTTGTCAGCAGCGTCGATTTGCTTTACAAGTTTGTTTGCAAATGCCCTGCCCTCAAATGATCCCCAAAGCTGCCACGCCACCCGTCCAGCCGATGGATACCCTTCTTCGCCTTGATTAAAACCTTCAGCCTTTGTGTCAACTTCGTGTCGAGCAAAGTAGGACTTCATTCGCTTTGCAGTGCTTGGACTTACTTTTTTTCCGTTCTTTAAGTCTCTAGCACGAGCAACGCCTACGGCAGTTCCTCCCCTGCCATGTTCTTCTCTCATCTCTAGACCCCTTGCGGCAGCCTTACGAACTCCTTTAGGTGGAGTAAAGTCGATGTGGTCATATTTCCCGTTCATAAACTCTTGATCGAGTCTTGCTTCAATTTCTGTACGATCATCCTGTTCAGGAACAACCGTTTCGGTTTCGTATTCTTCGGTTTCTACCTGAGCTTCTTGTTGTTGCTCAAATGGATTGAAGTCCGCTTCAAGTCCTTCTGCTGGTTTAAGTCCGTGTAGCTCTCTGATCTCATTGCCTGAGATCATCATTTGCTGACGCAGGTTGCTGGTGTACTGTGCAAGTGAAACACGATCATGCTTGTAAAGGATCGATGTATCCATCTTGTAACAGAAGTTCCCGGCAGCCTTTTGCCTTCCACTAAGTAGCTTCTTTCCACACTCATCTTGAATCTTGTTGATCCACCTACCTAAGCAGTTAGTAACGTATGCAGCATTACGCTCAGTCACACTTTTATACGTCGAACCTGTGTTATCGCCAAACACACTTTCGAGCAGGAAGATCATTGCACCAGATTCACGCTGAAACTGACGCTGCTGAACGTACCCGCTAGTGTTAGTATCATTGGGTAAGACCTGAGCTTTCATGCCTTCTCGAATCATTCCAGTCTTTCCAGACTTATCGAGTCCACTGTGCGCTGAGTTAAACTGTTCGAGGAACTCAGCACTTTCCTTAGCAGTTCGGAAAGCACCACGGGGAGCTTCGAGAAGCAGACCCGGCTTACCTGCGTTACGGAAAGTAGCACCTGATGCTTCGCTACCAGCAATCGAAAGGCCGAAGGTGTCTTTCAGGATCTCGATAGGGTTTTCTCCCCACCATCCGTTTCTCGACAAACCTATCAGATAGAGGATGTCCCTGTCTGGGATCTTATACATCGTCGATTCTTGATTGGGTCTAGCTTCGAGGCTTGCAATCGATGATGCACTGTCAATGCTGACTGTATGCCATCTCTCGCCATCTGCTACAACCGTTGTGCAATTCTCTGCTTGAAGTGGGTAGAGTCCAATCGGCTGACCATTGGCAGCACGTTCGATGTAAAGACGACCATTGCCATAGAGTAGAGCATCAACGACCCACTTCTCCATGATCGTCATGTGGGTAAAGTATTCGCTAGGATCGGCAAGGATTCTAGCACCAGCATCGTTGTAGACTCTTTCGGTGTAGGCTCGATCATCGCCTTCATAGTGATGACACTCAATCGGCATCTGCGCGAGATGTCCTGATATCTTGCTAACTGCCATCCATACTTCAGGGATGCCAAGCACTGAGTTAATGCTGACGTTGATTCCGCTCGAAGATTTTGCGCTGATACCGAGTGCCTGTAGCAACCAAGCGGCAGGACTCGAAGCGTTGCTGCTTTGCTCGTTGAACAGCGTTCCGACTAGACTTCTGAACATCTCTTAACCTTAAAAAGTAAAGTAGCCTGTTGATCGACTTGGCATCGCAATACACCTCGCGAAACTCATAGTCGCTGCAACGGCAGGGTCGATTTTTTCTTGGCATTGATCCTTCGCGTACATAACACGATCTTGTCTGTCCGTTACAAGAACAGCGTTACCTATCGCCCATCTAAGCAACGGGTTGCCATCGTGCCTGACTCTCCCCTCGATGATTGCTTGGCGAAGCTCACCAATAGGCTCGTTGAAGTGCCTAGTCGTCTGCGCCATTGTAACAGCTTCTATACCCTCTTGAGAAATCCTTTCGCCTGCCTGTTGTGCGTTGTATGGGTCAAACGCAACTTGCCAGCAACCGAACTCCCTGCTTCTCTCAACGCAATCTCTTTCTAATTCTGATAGCGGAAACTTTGATCTGACAAGATGCCCGTCTTGAATGAAGTCGCAGAAGGGTTTTGCAGAGATATCCCTGACGCTATCGAGTGCTATGTATGAGTACGACCTAAATTCATATCGATAGATAGGATTCTGATTACCGTCAGCATCTTCTACGAAATCCTCTGTGGGGAACCTTGCACAAAAACACAGACTGGCTAAGTCGTCTCTAGCTCCTAGATCAATTCCACATCCCACTGCCTCCGCTTCGTACCAGTCAGACAGTTCTCCTTGGCAAGCATCCCACTGGTCGAGATTGAAAGCAGTATCAAGGTTACTAACTAACCTGTTGCCGTGGTAACGGGTAAACCTGTTAAGCGAAACATTGTCAGCAACAGCAGGTTTAGCCTGATCTTCTAGATACTCTTTGCTCAGAGTCACACCCATGCAGGGGTTAGCTTTAATCCAAACACTAGGGTCGAGAGGATCATCTTCTTCATCAAGCTCGTAACTCAAACAAAAGTAGGAGTTATCGTCGTACTCACCAGAGGCAACGCCGGTCGCATAGTTCCATTCCGATTTCCATAGTTCGGAAGCGGTCGATCCTGCGGTAGTCGTTACAAGGAAGATACTTTGACTACGAGATCCGCTGCCGGTTTTCATTGTATCGACGAACTCTTTCTGGTTCCCGCTTGAACGAAATGAGTGCATTTCATCTACATTGACTAGATGAGGATTTAGTCCATCAAAGGCTTTGTCTGATCCGATGGTGATAATGTGACCGTTGTTATGAGAAAACGTAATCTGCCGATTCTTATATTCGCTCATCTCTTTGAGTAGGTCGCTTTGCTCACGCATCCTGACACACTCGGCCATCGTTACCCGGTCAGCCTGTTCTTTCTTTGATGCAGCAAGAACGACCTGAGCAACATTCTCAAACCCCTTTGAGATCGGGTTGTAATCGAAACCAGCACAATAGGTGCAGATGGCCGCAGCTAGAGTCGATTTTCCGTTCTTACGAGCCACTGATATGTATGCTTTCTTATACCTACGGCATTTATCTTTTGTTGACTTCCAACCGAAGATCGAAGCTACAGCAAAGACCTGCCAAGGTTGCAGCACGAAAGGTTTTCCTACGTCTTTCCCGATTGAATGTTTGATGCAGGTAGGAAAAAAGTCGCAAACATTTCTTGCGTGATCTTCGTCAAAGTAGAAAGGAAAGCCCTCATCGTTTTGCCTAGACAAGTCTTTGCGATGTCTTTTGCAAGCAGCAATAACGCTCTTACATGCAATAATCTCCCCTGCAATTACTGCTGAAACATACTCCTCCATCGTTTCGATAGGATCTTCCCAATCAGCCATTTGACAACTTCTTTAAGAGTTTACCGACATCATTCTTCTCATCTTTTGATCGGCTTGCAGGCGCAGCAAGTCTCGCTCTTGAAGCAGGTGTCAAACCTAGTTCTTGTAGCAACTTTAAATGCAGTCCCATAAGCCTAGTCCAATTAACGGAAGCACCAGATGGCCGAGTCCCTCCATCTCCACTGTTGGAAGTATTCCCATACTTGTGCATTTCTTCAGCACAAAGCAGTAGCTCCCTATAATTGAGAACGTAACCCTCAATGACTTGCTTATCTTCAGCACAAAGAAACCTCATGCTCTGAAGGACATCACAAGTTTCATTCCAGAGCGAAAGGGAAAGCTCATCAGACTGAATCAAGATCGGAGCTTCGGGTCTTTTGTCCGTGACCGGAACAAGTTCCTTGGCTCTACTCGGATTGACTCGATCTGAGCCATTGTTTTTCTTGATTTCTTGTCTCTTGGGCTTGGGTCCCCTAGTCGGCATCTTTGCATCCCCTGATATCTTTTATGTCACGTTCTTGCAGCAACATAACGCCAAGGAAACACTAAAGTCAAACGTCAGGGCTTTTCCATCCCATAGATTTCTTTCCAACGACAAGGATGAACTGCGTTAGATAGCCTGCAATCGTAGCCTCGGATTCTGACGTTACGAGGCAGGACTTGAGAGGCAAGTTTGCCGAAAAGCTCCGAAGGAACATTCGACCAGTTCTCACTAAGATCATCGCACCACTGATCTTTTCCTTGAAGAATAGTTTTAGAGGGATCGAGGTCAACGACTTTCATCTTTTCCTTCCAAGGGCAGTTCTGGCATCCATTGTTGCAGCACTTACCTCTTGAGTAGAGGTATTCACGAGTCAGGGGTTTTATCTCCAAGACCTTACCCTAACTGTAATACCGTCCTCAGTTTTTGCAAAAGCCTCGCCTGTCTGACGATACCCTTTTTTAGGATCTGGAGTGCATGTAGACGGTTTATCGCACCGGCCATAGCCGATGCCTTCGTACTTTCCAATCGTAGGGCCAGCGTGTGCGAACCAGCGATGCTTCGCCATGAAATCCGCTTCAGCTTGGCAACGCTGTTGATCGGTTGTTGCATCTCCCCAGATGGATGCAAGGAACATTGCTAATGTTTTCATGGATGTTTGATCTCCGGCATGAGGGCAGGATCACTAACGAAAGCCTTTCTCTCGGCAATCTTGAGGCACTCCTGTTCGATTGCTCTTTCGACGTAATAGGAAGCCTTCTTTAAGTCGTCTAGCGTAGACTCCCCGGACTTTTTTCCAGCCCTACACA